ACAATACCAATTCTAGCAATTTGATTTCCTGTAATAAAATCAGGATTAGAAGCATCATTTTCAATCTTAGAAAAAACTAAAACATTAGTTGCTCCTAATTCCCTATAAACATCTGCTCCATGACCACCTTGAGGTGGAACAATAACATTGAAGATTGGAATTGTAGTTCCAGTAGGAACTCCTCCTTTTTCTAGGTCCACTGTTCCATAAGTATAACCAGATCCACCCTTTGCAATATTAATAGATTCTACTTTAGCATCATTATTAATAACTATAGTTGCTTCTGCTCCTGACCCATCACCACTAATAGGAACTCCAGTATAAGTTCTATTAGCAGTTCCTATACCTGCTCCTCTATTAATAATAGTAGCAATTTTCAATTGACCACTATTAGATGCATTATCTCTCACAGCAGCATTATCTGAGCTTGTTTCCCAATCTGTAGGAACAGGCATAAAGTTAGTTGAGTCAAACTTTGCAATATCGCTTGGTTTGATAGTGTAAAGATATTTCCAAATATAACCATCACCACTATCACCTGCTGTTTTAGGTTCTAAGTCTGTAAATGTAGGTTGATCTAGTGAAGGTCTTCCTGTGGTATTCTCTGGATTGCTTCCATTTTGAAGACAAATATAAACTTTAAAATCTTCATTTACTGCAAAATATTTTGCTGAATATAAATTAGTTGCACCAGAAGGTTGAGATGTATTTGTTCTACTAATATCTCCACGATACATATCATAAGTTATACCTGAAGTCCAAGTATGTTTATTAATCACTCTACGTATATCAGAAGATGTAATCTTCTTTAACGCAATCATAGTATCCCAATAATCATTTTCTTGATCAAAACTATCCTTAGGAGCAGGGGGGTTGGAATCCCATGTAGAAGAATAATTAGTAGCATTAGGTAAACCAACAAAAGAATAATATGAATTTGCTGAAGAAGTTGCTGTAGAAACAAAATTCTTAGCATTTAATATTCTTAGTTGATCAGTTATAATGGCTGACATTTTTACGT